GAAAATCATCTGGTTCATTTAGCATGACTTCCACCATGCTTTCCTGTGACCACTCTACAATAGGCTCAGAGGCTGTTGTAGTCATTTTGTCCCTCCAGTATCAAGTCGTTGTTTAATGAAATTAATTTGTTCAGGGGTTAATATCTTCAAAGCATTTAATGCTTTTTCGTTGCTATAACCATAGTATTGTTTAATGATTTCAAGGTCTGTGACTTTATCCTTCCGGAGCCAGGGACTAAATCTCTTCTTTTTCCTCAAAGTATTTAGATAAAAGGAATATTGCATATCTTTATCAAGGAAAGAATATTTATTCATCTCATTCGCAAACAACACACAATCGAGGTGACCTGATAGACAACGATTGATAATGTATGGAGCATACTGTTTGATATTATCGGGATCTTCCTCTATCAAATTCTCCTTTGTAAAGTTGACAGAGTTCAACCAATCTTTAAGTTCAGTCATTTTGGTAATTTACGATTGAAGTTCCAATAACTAAATTTTTGGTAAGTATAGTATATCCCACATAAGAACTTTTGCACAAAGTATTCTAAAAACAACATAGGAATAATAACCAATTCAAATACAGTCATCGTATTATTTGAATGTCAGTATCTTCTGTCCAGAGTTCGACCTTATCTCTAAACCTACCTTCCTGCTTTAATTTATCATACCTCTTACCTGCCTTCTTCTTCCACCACTTAACTATATTCTCAAGATAAAACTTATCCCAGTTCTGACCACGGACCAACTTAGTTTCTTTACCAAGAAGAACCTCCCTTATATTAGCATATCCATAGTCAGATGTATAGAACCTCTTTCTTTGAGTAAGACCAAATGCTTGTTTAATAACACTATTAAACTCTGCTAACTTCTCTTGATCTTTTAAATTATTCCTAATGATAGAGATCATCTTGGTCTGTCGTTTCATCTTCTTAGAGGATGCTCTATTGTCCGTGAGTGGGGTGTTATTATTCAACAGGGTAAATCTATTATGAAGACGATGAAATGCCTCTTCATGGAGCAAAGGAAGGAACTTACTATCAGTTAAACCTTTGAACCTTATGAATGGTTTAAGACCATCATACTGTGATGCAGAAGTCGTAGAACCATATAAAGATGTAGTTTCAAATAATGCAATATCCTTTTCAAATACTCTACTAACTTCTTCTCTTGCAAAATGAGATATGCAAAGTAATGCAAGTAACTTACCCCCAAGATAATTATATCCAAATGGTTGAGACGGAACAATAGCAAACCCCATACAAGTATGACGATTCAAAAGAGAAAGATTTGCTGGTTCACCTAACCACTGATTCCTTGGTTTAGAATTAATTACTGGAGAACCAAAACGAATGAATCCTATTATCTTCTGACTTCTTTTCTCATATACCATCCAACGTAATTCTCTACCTGGTATATTATGCTCAATAATATGGGAGGATGTTGCAGTTAACATCTCATGATAATATCCTTGAGGAACTGATTCCTGAAATCTATCTCCAACAAACTTAACTTCAAACTCCATCTCTTCTGGATGAATGTCCTCATTAAAGAACTCATCCTTCAAAGAAAATAATGCACTACCCTTTTTCTTAACTGCTGCCTCTTTAGTGAAGCGAACATAATCTTCAATAGTCTTAAAGTCTTTAAAATAATTAATAAATTCATTAGCAGCCCATTGGGCATCTAATTCAGAGATTTGCATTATGAAGGTAGACGAATGTTCTTTGCTAATCCAAGTTTCTCTAATGTTAGTATGATATACCAAGTTAAGTCAAACTGTCCCTGAAGACCCTGCTTTGCTGAACTTGGATGTGCGTGATGATTATTATGCCACCCTTCTCCAAAGGCAATTATTCCAAGTATAGGATTGTTACGAGAATTATCTCCACTATCAAGTGGTTGTGTTCCCCATGTATGAGCAACAGAATTAATACACCAAGTCAAATGATATACTGCTACTAAACGTAGGGGTATTCCCCATAGCACAAATGCCCATCCACCTAGTGAATAGAGCAATAATCCTAATGGAAGTTGTAACCACAAATAGTAATCATGTAACCACATATAATAAGGGTCTCTTACTAAATCCGGTGCAAGTTTAGATTTATCCTCAAGTGCAGGAACATCAACCATCATCCACCCAAAATGAGCCCACCAGAATCCTTTATTAATATCATGTGGGTCTAAGTCTGTATCAGAATACTTATGATGCTCACGATGCACTGTTACCCATTCAATAGGTCCATACTCTGCACTCAATGCACCACAAGTAGCAAAGAACCTTTCTAACCATCTTGGTGTCTTAAATGCTCTATGTGATAACAATCTATGATACCCCAGAGTAACTCCAAGACATCCAGTCAATACAGAAAGAAAAAAGAATACTACAATTACACCCCAACTCCAATACTGTGGTTGTAATGCGACGATAGCAAGACAATGCATTGCTAACATGAATATTATTGTAGGCCATTCTAGTTTCATTTGTAATAAATCCTATCTCTATTCAATTCTACTTCAACACTAGTCAAGATTCTATTAAGAGACTCTGACAACATACGATATCCAGTCCCCACATATACTTGTCCTATAACAACTGCAACTGTTGCAGTTCCCCAGAAAATATAATAAAATCTGGATTTAACTTGATGACTTTTCTTCTTAAATTTATTCATTTGGTTCATACTCCGAAGGTGCTGTGTCTTCCCAGGTGGGAGGTTCTTTCTCCCAAGGTCTTTGGTGATCAAGATTCATCCACTTTGGTAAGTGTTCTCTAATCCATTTAATCATTTTACATCCTCCAGCAATTCATAAGACCAATCCTCTATAACTGTATTAGCAAATAACATATCACTAGCCTTTGCTAATTCTCTCATAGCATGTTCTCTATTAGGTGCTTCAAAATGTATATCAATACATTTACCTAATCTTAATCTAGTACAGCTTCTAATATCAGCAACCCTTTGAACATTTGCCATTACAGCATTACCTGCAGAATCAGATACATTCTCTCTTAAACTGACAAAGACTTTTGCTTTAAAGTTCATTTGAATTCACACTCCACCATAATTTCAGTTAGTGCTGCTAGCATATTTATTTCTTGGTCGGCCACAAAAGCGATCTGATACTGATACTTAGCAATAATAAGGACAGCAGCAGGTATTGTATTAGGAACCAAGGATGTGTAAAGAGAATCGTAGATACGACGAAGAAGAACACTAGAATCGTTGTCCAGGCTACTGACGACCCACTTACGTACTTCAGGAAAGTTTTTTGTCTTAAGGTTTTTAATAAGGTCATTTACTGAAACGTCTGAAAATGATGCAAGAATACCAGTATCAATCTTACCCCCTACAGAGTATCTTTGGCATTCGTTGAGGATCCTACGCCAGTCTGGGAAGTGTTTGTTGATAAGTTCGATAAGGACCTTCTTATCAGTTTCAATCCGTTCTTCGTCCAAGATGGATACAAGTCTGTTGAAAAACGCGGCCTGGATTTTAGGTTTTTCCGGGCCCTTGATGCCAAATTCGACCACAGCACACCTGGAGTGGAGCGGTTCGATGATTTTATTTTTATAATTGCAGGTGAAGATAAATCTACAATTCCCTGCGAACTCCTCAATACTCGCTCTAAGGAGGAGTTGTACGTCGGCCGTGGTATTGTCTGCCTCGTCGATGATGATGACTTTATGCTTGGCATCAGAGGAGAGCGAGACTGTTGACGCGAAATTCTTTGCATTGTTTCTAACGGTGTCAAGGAATCTTCCTTCATCCGATCCGTTGATAACATAATAGTCTACCCCCAACTGATTGCAGAGTGCTTTTGCTACCGTAGTCTTACCAACCCCTGGAGGACCTGATAATAACATATTCGGTATCTCACCTTTATTTAGAAAATCACTAAAGGTTTTCTTAATACCTTGTGGGAGAATACACTCATCAATTGTCTTGGGTCGGTATTTTTCAACCCAAATAAAATCACTCATAAATCATTCCAATGACGTATCACACCAGCCACTATAACACTATTAGTGACCAGATAAGTAAAAAAGATAACGGTACGAACTATTGCGACAATGTTATCATACCTTTTTGTCTTGGTATCGTGGAAGGAACCTAGAGAATATTTCCAGACTCTCCATAACTGTTTCATTACCCAAAAGTTGAATCTGGTTCTAATGCAATAAAGTATTTTAAATCATAATCTCTACAAGTGAATCTTGATAATAGTTTCTGTGATACAACTACATCATAGGTTCCTGGAACAATCTTAATATTCTCTACCTTAAAGTTAAAGGAGAATACAGATTCGGTCTCACCTACTACGACAGAAAAATCGTTTGATGTATCATTCTTCTTGTCTCTAACAACAATCTTAACAACACCATCTCCACCAACCACGGCAAGATCAGGAAGTTGATATATTGCTGCTGCTTTAAGCAACTTATCTAACTGTGATGTACTCAACTCAAAAGAAACATCTTCACTAGGAAGTGTAATCTCTTTATCAGGTGGAGTAACAATTACATTAGGATCTGCAAAGAAATATTTTGTACGTGACTTTCCTTCTCTAATAAGTACATGACCATTATTCTCAAAATCTAAATCAGGATTCTGATGTAAACCAAGACCATTTAAGAATTGATTCAAATCATAGATTCCAAAATCCGTAGGAAGGTCTTCTTCAATAGTAGCCTCTGCTAGGATGTTTTTCATCACAGAGATAGTTCTCAAAGAACTACCCTTCTTAAAAAGAATAGACTGATTAATAGATGAAAAATTCTTCAACAATGTCAGAGTTTTATCAGACAGTTTCATAGTGTGTTCTCTAAGTTTCATGATTAAGGCATGTTGTGATCAATGTTATCAATGTTACCACTGGTCATTGATGGTTTACCGTAATGTTCGTCAAAATGTAATAACAGCATAGCATAATGAATCACTTTAAGCAAGTCTTTCTTTTCCCTTCCATCCTTACTACCATAACGACTTCCGTACTTTATAATATTTGCCTGACAGAACCCAGAAGCAATGTCCCTTGCTGCCATCAAATCTAATGTTTGAACATTTCTATACTCGTGTGTATTACCAGTATAGTGTCCCCTATAAGTACCTGATACATAGGACTCGATATCCTGAAGTATCTCCTCTTCATGGTATTTAAAATAATGCGCTGTCATAGACTCCGTTTCTTGTTGAACCTCGTTATTTAGATTAAAATGATGTGCTGCTTGATCATCATTGTCTGCTAGGAAATCCTGCTCAAAAGGATCTCCATCCAAACCATTTCGATCATAGTTATAGTAGTAGGGAGAATGTTCACCCCCTTCTACTTTAACTGAATGAACAT